TTCAGGAAATGACTGACCGACTCAAGGTCAGGTACAAACGCATTTCACCTGCAACAAAATTACTCTGGGACAAGTCAATTAAATACATTGCAGACCTCGACGTTAAGGACGTTGATGACGACGTCGCTGCTGACTACCTTGAGTATGCAGAAGAAGCGTGGGGTGAGAGCACCGTCAAGTGCCGTGTAGGCATCCTTAAGGGTCTCTGGAACAAAGCAGCACGCAAAAAGCTATACAAGGGCGACAACCCTTGGCTAGACCTCGATGACGGCTTAGAAATTGCTAGGCGTGAGCCGACAGTTCACCCGTGGGAGTTCTACGAGTACTACCACAATGATCCCTATTTCGTATGCCTCTGGTACTCAGGAATGCGCATTGGGGAGTTGGCGGGGATATATCCCGAAAACATCCATATGGATGCTCCTATCCCCTATTTCGATGTTAAGTATCAAGAGAATCGTGGGCTAAAAAATAAAGCATCTATCAGGCAGGTACCTATACATAGGAATGCCCTGCCGTACGTTGAGCGCTTGTACTTATCAAAGGCAAAGAACCCAGGCACAAGTTGGTCGGAAAATTTTGGAAAGAATTTAGGGCTCCCTAAGGGCGATGCCGCACATTCCATCAGACATAGCTTCATCACCAGAATGCGTGCTTTGGATGTGCATGAGTACTGGATTGACCGTTTGACAGGACACGCACGGAAAGGAGAAACAGCACGCTATGGCAGCTATGACCTGCAATCGTTGAATGAGCAATTACAAAAGCTACGGTAACTACCGTAGTTTTCTATATATCTATATTTAAATCTCTCGTACTTATCTATATTGGGATTTTTTAAATCGGTTTATAGATAGCAGCGTAGTTAGCGTAGTTTTGTAGTCACTAGAATGTAGACACGTTTGCATAAAAATCATGCTGCTAATTATCAAACCAATCTTGATGCGCTTCATTACATCGGAGCCCGTCAAGAAATTGATTGTTGAACTCTTGGAAAAACTTGCCGGTCTTACCGAAAATAAACTGGACGACCTGGCTGTGACAACAGTACGCGAAGCACTTTTGCCGGAATAGTAAATACATATTTACGAATCGTTGCGCAACTACAGTAAAACTAAGTTGCTAACAACAACTCGTATGGGTATTGCTGAAGACTGGGGAGACCTTATGTTTCACCTAGATTGTCTGTCGAAGGGACAAGCCAAGCGCAAGTTCCGTAAATCAATTAAATATGGCTGGGGCGGTTTCTGCGCCTATTGCCGATGTAACAGGGCTACAACACTGGACCATTTAAAACCAAAGAGCAAGGGGGGATCGAGTTTGCGAAGTAACCTGATCCCTGCCTGTCACTCTTGTAATCACTCAAAAGGAAGCCAGCATTGGCTACACTGGTTTGAAAGGCAGGATTTTTATAACGAAACTGCTAAAGAACTTATAGAAGAATGGATTTCCAACAGACGTTTTATCGAGGAAGAGTTAGGTGATGGAGCAACTGACGATCGAACAGCGATTTGCTCTGACGAGAGCGAGATACGAAGTAGGAAAGATGAGCCGCCCAGCTTTAGAGAAGACTGCCTTGCGCCTGCTTAAGTCTCGCATGGAACAGAAAAATGGTGTTCAACGCATTCTGATGCAGAACGGCATTATGTTCAAAATTGATGAACAACAAGCAGGTCTTCCCGAAATCATCAGTGAGGAGACCTTTGTAGAGCTCCTCCAGATGGCTGATGACGATGAGATTCCTACATCTATTGATGATCAAGAATATGAAAACGACGATCTTGATGATGATGGTCTTATGACGTTCTGATTTTAGCTAGACTTCTGGCAGTTAATGATATCAATATGGAATACGTTGTAGGACCTGTTCTTGCACTGTTACTTGGCTTTAAAATTACTGCCTACAAAGTCAAGAAAGCAGAAGACGTGATGGAAGAACAGTACGCTGAATTAGTTGCCGATGTAGAGGCAAAACTTCTCGAAAGCAGTAAGGAAACAGAAGCCAAAATACTTGAGAACAACGGTGTGATTTCACAGCAGACCTTGAAACTTATGGTCCCTGTGGTGACAAACGTTCAAAAAATCAACATGCAGCTAGGACTGTGAATGTCAAGCGTGCCAAGGTCATTGCATTTGGCAGCAAAGAAGCAGCATCACTTGAAGAGTTCTGGGATGCTTGGCAATGGTTGTACGACAACAATATTGAACTGAAGGAACCAGACCTTCATTTCCTTGACAAACTTATTTGCGACGGACACGTAATACCACGTGAGGGGTACTTCGAGAATCCCCTCGTATAATAGAAAAGTAGCTGTAGTAATAACGTGAGATCTGCTGGCTTAAGAAACAAACCTGTTGATAGGCGCTACCTCAGCGACCAAGACAAAAGCGACTACAACAACAGTGGTGAGTATGGTCAGCGTGCTACTGCCCTTGCCCGTGCCCGTGGACGTAGGGGTCAGATGGCTTATCAAGCGTCACGACCAATGAATACAACAAGCCGTACGCCAGGTACAGGTGGCTTTACTGCAGGTATTGCTGCACAGCAAGGCAGACTGCGGGAGTACGGACAGAGCAGGCAATCAGAATTCTCGGTGAGACCTCCCAGCAACAAGGGGGATATGTTTAAAAAAGAACAATAAAAAACCCCCCGTTAGGGGGGGGTAACTCTTCCGTGGCTCAGAAGTCGTACTTCACGCCAGCCTTAAGTCCCAGGGGGATATCGCCATTGAACTCACGCTCAATGGTTTGAAAGGCAACTTCACCATAGACGTTGGTGCGTTCACCGATGTCAATACCAATACCAGCTTTGCCGCTGTACTCAAGCTCAGTACCATCAACGCCTTCAACAGCCACAAGAGCAGGGCCTGCTTGTGCGTAGACAGTAGCGCCACCAAGTTCGCCTTCGACACCCAGATGGATCTCAGTAGTAGCGTTCTGGTACTCACCACCAGCAACGCCAGCGTTGGTTTCGATGTTTCCGTAAACACCTGCGATTGCAGGAGCAGTCAAACCGTGAGCAGCGCCCAACAGAAGACCAGCAGTAATAATAGATTTCATAATGTTAACTAGTTATGTATAGCGGTTATAAATACCTACCGCAGACTTAATTATATTAAATAAAAACAATAAAAATGGCCCTCCGATAGGAGAGCCAGACAGTTATTTAGTTGTAACTCACTTAGTGTAAGTACGACCACGGTAGACAAAGGTGCCGTGCACAGGCTTGCCGATTACGTGTACCTCACACTTTTGACCACGATAAGCGCAGTGAGAAAGTTGAGCACGACGATTTGCCTCAGCCTTTTCGATTTGACGGCGGATAATGTTGAGTGTGTTCATTGGAAACCTCCATAGTTTGGTTAGCTTCCCGTTCCTTCGGTCTCTGACCTACTTGCGTCCCATCTTTCAGGGATGAACGTATATAATTATTGTAGTCTTTTATACTAGTTCACGGCGAACCTTCCATGAAAGTCAGTTCAAACAAAGAAATTTTTAACTTCCTGTAAATATCACAAAAACGTTCTCTTCTATTAGAAGAAACTGTCGGAAGTGTTTCTTCGTATTGATCTAAAGCAGTTAAAAGCATTTTGACAGCTGCTTTATCAAGTTCAATCGTTAGCTTTTTAGAAGACATAGATTACTTGCTACGTCCATACAATCTATCTAATTTTCTTTTCTGCTCTCGTAGCAATTGTTCCGCATTAGAAAGTACCGGCCACTTTTGCAGCCTCAATGCATATTTAAAGCGACGCCAGTACTTTTCCATAACTCAATGTTACGGAAAATTCGAAGTTTACGGCGAACAAAATGTCTTTATTCTCTTTGATAGATGCATTCAAAAATTGCACCTTGCAGGAATGGACGCAAGTTCTGCAATTCTTCTTGGTCAATCTTTTCTTGACCTGTCCATTTTGTAAGTGTGAAGCAGACAGCAGAATGAAGAGCTCTTACAGCTCTTTCATCTAAACTTATTGATACTCGCACGTCATCTTCATCCATATACTTATTGTATCAGCATGGACTAGTGCGTAGCTGCCCAGTTATTTCCTACGTCAGCAGCTGCTGTAATAGGTACACGGAAGTTGTAGTACTCACCTGCTCGCAGCGCTGCCTGCTCTAGTAGACGAGCAACAGTGTCAGCTTCAGCAGGTATGACAGAAAACTGCTGTTCATCGTGCACGTAAGCACAACGGGTGTAGTCCCTGTCATATGTCAATCCTGCCTCGTCGAGCATATCTTGACCAATCACAAGCCACCTCTTGCTCAGAATCGCGCCACACGACTGCAAAAGGTAGTTCAATGAACTATGTTCTGCACGGCAGAAAATTGGACGACCATCAAGACCACGCAGTCGATTGTTTGTACGAACACGCTCTTTAACAGCTTCAACCAACGGCTCAAGACCTGGAATTGCGTCAAGGAACTTGCGGCGTAACTCACTACCAAGTTGCTTCTTCTGGCTGTCTGACAGCTCAGGACGCAAGCTGTGACCAAGCTTTTGATCGCCTGCTCCATAGATAAACGCATACGTAAGGGTCTTCACCTCCCGCCTAGTGCAGCCCACACGGTCAGCATTTTGCTGGTGGATATCACCGTTCAGCACGACGTCAGCAAACGCACCCTGGTCGAACTTGCTCAAGTAATGCCCGAGTGCCCGAAGCTCTAGCCCTTCAAGGTCACAGCCAACCATTACCATTCCTGGATGAGGAATGAACAGCTCCCGTGCCCATGGTGCGCTCACGACCTGTCCGAGGTTCGGACCACGGTGCGCGTTACGTGACGTTTGTGTCGCCAGTGTGCAGCTGTGGTGGATGCAACCATCGCCCTCAATAGAGTTGAACCAAGAGTTGGTTCCCTCCGACAGTTGCCCCAGCCACTTCTGTAGCGTCAGCAGACGGATAAACATTTCGCACTCGTCGTGCAAAAGCTGATTGCCTTGGGTCAGTGCAAGGTCACGAATCTCAGAGATTGTTGCTTCGTCAACCTTTGGCTTGCCCGTGTCAGTGACCTTGGTGAAACGAGCACCACGGAAGGTCTGCAATGCCCAGGCAATGTGCTGACGTGACGTTGGATTGAAGTCCGTCAGACGGGTCATAGGAGCCCCAGCAACGTATCCCTTCTTCTTGTCTGCCCGTTTAGGTGTAAACACCTTGCCAGGGACGTACAGGTACGTAGAAGTGATGCGTTCAGTAAGCTCATCAAACTCAGTTTGAAGCTCGCTACGCACACGTACAGCGGCTTCCATATCGAAGCGAAAGCCTGACGCCTCTTGTTGAGACATCAGCTCTGCCATACGCATTTCAAGTTTGACGTAATCAGGAATCATCATTTTCTAGCTTAATTTCAACAACGATTGTTCCGTCTTTCTCTTTATAAGAAAGACACTCTTCAGGACACTCATCAATCCATTGATAAATTTCTACTTCTTTGTCAGTCAGATACATTTTCGTCGTCTTTGTTGAATCCAAAAGCAATTGATTTTTCTTCAAGCAGTTTTTCTGCACGTGTTTTATGACCAAGCTTTGCAACGCTTTCCATCACCCTAAGTGTGTCTTCAGTCGTTGAGCCGTCAGGCATCCGATTGTGCACTTCATTAAACAGCGGGAAGAAAATGTCAGCCGCAGCTGCTACTTCTTCGTGAGTAAGTGGATCACTTTTTTTAGGCGTAGTCATTCATTCTCCTTTGCAATAGTTCGTATAGTCTTACAGTGACTTGAGTATCTTGGATGCAGTAATCAAGCATCTCAGGTGTATATGTATCCCAAGCGTCGGGACCTTTACCGTAGTCCCCCTTGAAACACTTTAGGCGGTATCCCCACGCTTCGAGACTATGCCTTCCGTACATACGTTGAGGCATTCCTTGAGGGCGTCTCTCATAGTCTCTATCAATAATGTGAGGATAATATAAACGAGAAAGTACAAGAGTATCCAGGACTTCGCCTCTCGGTTGAAAGTCTGGATACTGCTCTTTAAGCAATGGAATATCATAACCAATGATATTGTGTCCGATAAGAAGATCAGCTCGTTCAAGAGCTTTTACGCCTTGGATTACGGCACGTTCTGGCTCGTGATCAAAGACTTCTGTCTCTTCTACGTTAGCCATATTGCGCATTACTATGCAGTGAATTGTTGAACCCTGACGCAACAGTCCTGTGCTTTCAAGGTCAAAGAGTAGTTCAGTTTTCATCGAGGATCTCCTTAGCGTCTTTGGTGTCAAACTCGTCTGTTGCATGAGGGTTTGAATCTGGGTAGAGGTCTTCATCAAGCTCTTGCTCTGCGTATGAGTTGACTGAGAAACGGGGGTCTTTGTTTTCAAAGTAAGGTTCGACAGCAATGTTTAGTTCTCGTGCTAGCCGTGCAGCTCTACGGAATTCATCTTTGTAGTAAGGCTCCCACTCGTGAGCCAGTACAACAATTTTCCGTACTCCCATAATGTGAGCTTGGAAAATAGAAGCCGAGAACGGATAGCGAGTTGTATAAATAAGAGCCCCCGTCATCGGAGTGCCTCGTTTGCAGGCAGCTGCAATGGCATAGCAAACGGGATCAATTTCCACTTTGCTTGCTGTAAGAAGAGCTCTACCATCACCAAGAATTTCACGATCACGCACTACAACACATCCGCCAGGACAGACGGGGTGAGTAGATGCAGAACCAACAGTCTTAGCAACGTCAATAAAATATCTATCTTTATTCTTTATATATGTTGGGTCACCTTTGGGAGATGTCATATCGCATTATCAGACATTTATTCTTATATTAGGTAGTGAATCACAGGATTGCGATACATGGACTACGAGAAATTTAAGAAGGAATATGAATCCTTTGATTTGTATATGCAGGATTACAGGTCAGCCTTTGATCTTGATGAGCACCCGGTTAACGATGTCGATTATCTGTCTAAGTTCCCTTCTGCATCAAATGACGATGTGCTGAACTTTCCATCTGATGACAGAGTGAACAGTCCTAGTCATTACACAGGCGGTCGAGTAGAAGCAATTGATGTCATCGAAGATGCAATCAAAGATGCTCCTGACCCAGCAACAGGGATGCTACAAGCACAAGTCTTGAAGTACCTGCTCCGTTTGTGGCTCAAAGACAATCCATCTGAGGATGCTAAGAAAGCTCGTTGGTATCTAGATCGTCTTATCACCAAGCTGTAAAGCGCCCGCTAGGGCGCACTAGCAGCGGCGAAAGAAGATAAAGTCGTCAACCTTTTTCAACGTCTCATGATCTTGTACGTGCTCCTTAAGAGAGGTCAATACAAGATCTGTAGACAATGAAGTGTGCTTGAGATATACGGAAATACCTTCAGAAAGATGTGGAGCATCAGGTGCATACCAAATAACAGGCTTCAGGAACTCCCAAGGATCTAAGTCTTGTGACACCCAAGAGTTAAGCTCTTCTACACGTTGAGCAGTTTTAACAATATGAGCTTCGTGTGCGTGCTCTTTAGGAAGACATACCAACTCATTGTTATGCAAGAGCGCGTGCTTCCACATAAGAGTTCCATCTTTGTGAATTAGACGGCACGGATGTACACGAGTACCTGAAGGCAGGTCATAGAAACAAGACGGCGCAATATGACGACTCATCAGACCTCACCTCGATGCTCTTCATAATGCTCAAGGTCTTTAGCCCAGTTATCACCAGCATATTCGTTGTAAATCACACGACCGATATCACGGAAAGTGTTATAGAAAAGAGTGACTTTATCGATGTCGCTGATGGCAGCATCAAGAGGTGGTCCGTAGATAAGAACATTCCACGTGCTTGGGCACACGGACTCAAAACCTTTGCTTGTAGCGCGAAGTTGTTTAACTCTCCTGAAAGGAATGCATACAGGATAGTCCCAAATAACAGGAGTGGCACGAATAATCTCAGAAGCACTGGTAAAAAATACGAAACTATTGATGTAATTGTTGCGATACTCGTTAATGGTTTTATTCAACCAAACACGAGTGTTGCGCACAGCTCCTTTGGGAGCTACCCATACGTTGCCGTGCCAATGCTCATTAAGAGGATTGCTTTCAAGTGAAGGCACAGACGTAGCGTCTACGAGCACTTGTTGCACAGGGTCCGAAGTTGGGTCAAAGTCAATGCTCCCCATAACTTGTCGAGCACGTTCAATAAGTTGAGGTGTCGGGTAGAGGGGAAGCTTGAGACCTTTTTCGGCAAGTTTATTCTGTAAATTCTGCTGCGACCGTTCGGAAGCTTTCTTGGCTCCCTCCTGCTTCGACTGCAAATGTTCTTGTTCCAGCATCACTGATCAAGGTAATTAGTACATTTTTTGACCAGTCATTTTCATCAATCTCTTTCATCAAGCCACGCAGGAATTCAAGGATCTCCTCGTCTTCCATCCGTTCCGCCTGTGCGATGTCATATTCAATAGCATCGCCAGACATATAAGTGGTTGAGTCGTTCTGCAAATTAATGATCAGAGACCCAGCGCCGTCACGCTCGACTCCATTCATAGCGATGTTGATCAAGTCAGTGAGAATAAGTTCGGCGGTAGCAGCAAGAAACTTCTGCTCCTGCGTCTTCTCTTCACCCCACTTATCAGACCTAATTAACTGCTGAAGCAGATCAGTTCGCCTAGACATAATGTAATGACTCTTGTATAAGGATAAGTAAATTAATACTCTAATGTGGGGTCTTCGTCATCAACTTCGTGATCTTCTGGTTGTTGATTTAATCCAGTTCCAGAAGAATCAATTTGACTTGCGTGACGACCATTTAACATATCAACTATAACTGCTTCAAACCTTTCGTCAAACTGAGTAGTAGGGTCAAGCAGTAGTTCTTCACGACCGTTCATTTCGTTCATGGCATCAAGCTTCTCTTGCTCTTTCATTGCTTGCTCAACCATATATTCCGCTACTTGTTGACGAAGAGTATGTAGTTCACAAGCAAGCTCAAAGCTTTCAAGATAACTGTCGTGGTCTACAAAGACACCAACATTTTGCGGAATAAGATGAAAAGGATTGCAGCAATACTTATTACCACAAGTGGTTTTAACACCGCTAAATCCAAGATCACCCCAAGTAAACCACATAGCAACCCGCTGAGGATGATGCTGCGTAGAGCTACTAATGCCATGACGTCTCCATGCAAATTGAGGTTGCTTAGTTCGTTTGTTGATATTACCTCTCCACTCCCAACATTCATCAGGATCTCCAATTTCTACTTGGGACCAAAACTTAAGTGCTTTGATCCTGTTTTTCTTAAGTAGTTTAGATATATCAAAAGAAAGACGACCTTCACGAGCACCAGCAACGCAGCGTACACAAGCTTGATGGCTGTCGTATCTCATACTGTGGGTAGAGAATCTACCAAGTGAGTGACCTGTATATAGACAGAGCTCACCCTCTTCAGCTGTATTAGAGAGTTGTTTGACACGTCTTCCGTAGGCGTGACCTCCACGTTTTTTAGAGGGTTGAGCTTCAGCCATTAAAAATCTCCTTCAGGTTTCACATAAGAGCCGCCGAGTGCTGGGTACTGCTCATTAGCAGGTAGTGCTTGGAGTTGATGGTTAATCATATATTCGTATCGTGTACTGTTTTCATATTTGATACGAACGAGTTTTGCACGGGGAGTGTAATACTCAGGTTTACCAACAACCAAGGCGGTCATTTGGTTATGGGCAACACGCACACGCAGCCCAATCTGGATATCAGATGACTTCATATTAATACCTAATTACTTATTGTGAGAGTTAGAAATCGTTGAGAATATGTGTTTCGTCAATGGGATCGTCTTTAGGACGCTGCCAGATACGAACGGACTTTGATTTACCTGATGCGTCTTTACGACTGGTGACTAGTCGACGCCAGCCCATTGACTGGAGAACATCAGCAACACGTCTGCCTTCACGTCGCGACTGGTTCCGAGGATCCAGTTCTAGTGCGTGAGTCAGAACGTCAGCAGCAGTGACTTCTTCACGGATGGCGACATAAGCAGCAATCTTGTCAAGCCAAGGATCAGGGTCACCAAACTCTTGGATGTATTCGGATATAGCTGCAATCTCTCCACTGTTGAATTCATATCCAACTCCGCTGCGGTAAGCGTGAACCGCCGCTGCCCAAAGACTATCACGTTCTTGGATAAGTTGCTTCCAAGGAATCTGAAATCCACCACCAATTTCTAGTGGTACAAAGCGACGATTGCCTGTGCTGTCAACCAAGAACTGGTTGCGGTTAGTAGTACCGATCATTACGAAGCGACGAGGCAGCTTCGAGGGCAACGAGGCATAGGGATAACGCACTTCATCGACCCGACTGGTTATCAGGTTTTTAAAGTTCTCGATGTTGCGTACGTTGAAGTAGTTATCAATCTCAGGCAACTCCAGCAACCAGGCTACGTGCAGTCGATACTGCTCTTTCATCAACGTCTCAAGTGGCGTTGTGATCTCAGAGAACAGTGCGTCAGGTACAAGGTTGCGGGCAAACATTGACTTGCCTACGCCTTGTGCACCCACGAGAATGGGAAGCCAGGACATCGATGCGCCTGGGTTGTACGCCCTAGCAACAGCACCGATCATCATCCGCTGCATTGCAAGCGTGGCGAGCTGGTGCTTGTTACCTAGGAAGACTTCACCAATGCGGTCCCATTCAGGGTGTGGCTTGGAGTGGGCAGCACAGCCATCTAAGTACTTAGTGATAGGACAAAAGCTGTTCTTACCAGCTGCGTACTGGATAGCCGTCTTGACCCGTGGTTCGGGGATAAAAACACCGTGCTCACAGCTGAGCTTGGTGGTCATGATGTCTAGGTCATTGCCCTCAAGCTGCACGACCTTGCCGTTGGGATCGTCGTATTCAATTGCATTGGTCAAACGGTTCTTCCGCAGACCAGACAAGATTGTTTTGACTTTGTCTACGTCAGACTCACGTTCCTTAGCTGCGTCGTCATTGCTTTTCTTAGGTCGCCCTTTACGTTTTACCTGCTTGGCATCAGGTAGCGGTTCCGGCTCAAACTCCATAGTCTCTCCTTTATTGCTAGATATGATTTCGTCAAAGCTGACTGGTGGGTCAGTCTCTGTGTAACCAACAGCTCCTCCAGCAGCACCAAAACGTAATGTGATTGGTAGCTTCTGTGTCCAGTTAGGGTCTTGCTTCTTGGCTAGCGAATACAGCTTAGTGTGACCGGCATATTTGCCGAGACCTTTCCACTTAAACGGTCGAATGTTTTCCTCTTTGTGACCGTGATGACCACGTAATACCCAGTCAACCCAATCATCAAAGAGAACGTGTCCTACGCCAGCACAAGCGGCCATAACGGGCACGTAGTAGGACTCGTACTCGTCGTCGCTTGAAGGCTCTAGGAACTCCTGCAGGAGCCACTTACACCGTTGTATATCAGTAGGTGATACATCAGTAGCCTCGAAGTCAGTCGGCTCGTCATAGTCAATGTCTTCTAAAAGAAAGGCAGGGACAAATGCGTCTGCATTAATGCGTGTCTGCATTGACGTGTTGCCATACCAGAGTCGTTCTGGTTTCTGACCACAGTTGTCCTTGAGCTGGTCAAGACCAAGATCAGCAAGCAATCGGTTGACAATGAGCCAGTAAGCACCACGGTGTTGTGAGGTGCTCTCTAAGTCTTTTTCAAGAACAAACAAAGCACGGAACCTGTGCTCTTCATTGGTGTGACTAGCAGAGGTATAGGTGGCAAGGCACCACTCTTTAGCTGTCGTGGTAGCCCAGAAAGCATCAAGCGTTGTGTCGCCATCGAAGTCGAGCACAATAAGGTTGCTACCAGCAGCGTTGTCTGCCTTGCGGTGCTTGTGACGAAAATGAGTAGCGCACCAGCCGTATCCAGATTGGACCCAGCCGAGTAACCACTCAAGGTTCACTAGCACGTTTGACCAGCCCCGAGCTACAAGCTCAGGACCAGTTTTGTTTTTGCAGTTCTTATTGACTGCTACTTTCAGTATTTTCTTCTCCACTCTCCATATTGTGAAACTGTTTACATCGTTGGAGGAACTTTGCTTCGTGCCTGTCCATCTGATCGGAATCAATAAAAATTCCTTGAGTGGTTTCTGGCGTAGACACAATAATCAAAGCCACGTCACATTTATAACCTGTACGTTCAGCTAATGCGAGGCGGTAAGCCGCCATCTGCTGAGCACATTTAGTATATTTTCTCCATCCTCCAAACCCTACGCGATCTCCTTTCTCAGGGAAGACGGCAGAGTAAGGACCGTTGCTTGTCTTGAAGTCAGCGATAACTTTGACGCCACCGATTTCTCCAATCAAATCAGGGCAACCGGCATAGAGATGCTCGGTGCTCCAGACATAAGCAACCTCCTTATCATCAGAGCGAAGGTGGTACCAATCCTTACGGAGTGGACGCTCGCTCCAGTGAAGGACATCGAACCAATCGAGATATTGTGTTATTCCATTCCAGAAGTCTGAGTATTCCTCAGGAACTCCTGGGTCAAGACCACGCAAGTAATTCTCGCAACCCAAGTGTATCGCAGAACCTCGTGTTGAGGCTTCTTCTAATGCACCTGGATTGTTTTGTTGCCAGATCCGCAAACTGGCTTTGGACTTCTCAGTCTCAGTTGCCGACAAGACCGTAGTCACTGACGGCATATACAACCCACTACAGAGATACTTCCGATAACCGGATGGAGTTTGGATCCGGTACGGCTTCTCAGTAGTCATCCTCCCTTACCTGTTCTTGGAATGCCTGGCTATACGTTGCGCCTTGATCTGTAGGTGTGGTCTGGCTTTGAAACATGGCATACAGCTGACCAACAGCTTGACCAACAGCTTCAGTTACTTGACCAATGGCAGCTACTTGCTGACTCATTGCTGCAACTTCTTGACGAAGAGCAATGGTGTGATCCATCAAGTTTGGTGGCTTAGGAGCTGATGCTGGTTCAGGTACAGGTTGAGGCTGAGCCGCAGAGACTTGAGCGGCAGCAGCAGCATTAGCTTTTTGCTTGGCACCTTCAATAATGTGAGCAATGCGCTCCTGCATTTCGGGAGGCAAGCCATCAGTGTTAACGCTAGACATCAGAATTCTTCCTTGAGTTGTTTGGTAACCACTTCGCCTACGAGTTCTTCGAAAGCACGCCGCAGTTCATATTCGAGATCATCACGGTCAGCTTTAGCGCGGGTGACCGTCATAGTGGGAAGTTGCAGTGTGCAAGTTGCTTCGTGCAAACCCAGGTCGTTTCTATTTACAGTAAGTTCAATCATTTTTTAGGTCTTCTTTAAGTTGTTGGTAGCGATTGTCTGAGATAAATCTGCAATCATGGTTGGGATAGTAACGACCGCACCAATTAGATGCGGCTATGGCTCCTGCAAAGTTATTGACAACAATAGATACCGTGAAGGCATAGTCATCAACAACATATTTATCAGGTTCAGAACTCTGCTTCGTCTTCTTCTTGTTTAGCATTACTCTTAGTGGTGGTTCCTACGTGTGCTCCACGTTTGTCTGTGCCGCCAGCAGGTAGACCTTTCGCATCAGTCTGGCGACCATCAAATGGGTCTTTACCTTCAAAGAAATTAGGCAGCCAGATAGAATTCTTTTGGGTTTCCCATTCTTTCTTGATTTTTTCTGGGACCTTGCGTACTTTAGGGAGAATACTATATGTAGTCTCAAGGCCAGAACCTTTACGGCTGATCTTAATTGAGAAGTTAGCCAGCCCATCTTCAGTCCAGGTATAGTCTTCAATCTCTTGCAGGACTTCAGTCAGCTGTTCACGCAGAGACTTTTGCTCAATGAACAGAACTTCAAGTCGACCACGAGCAGCAGAAGTTGCTACCCAAGCAAGGAAGCGACGAGGCTTTACGTAAGTACCGTCGATTTTGGGACGGTCGGGCTTGGACCAGTCGGTCTCCCTTGAAATATCATCAGGCTGACCAGGATGAGTACGGGTAACGACATAACCATTAAAGCGTAGGTCACCCGTCTTAGGATCAGCAATCTCGGATGCGTATTGCCATCCCATAATCGCATGTCCTGTTTCATAGCAACCGAGTAATCGGAACTCTTCACTTTCTCCATCTTTAAGACTGCTTGGTTTGAAGTATGGTTGTGGTTCTTTGGTTTCAATTTTGTCTTTAGGAGCCTCAAGCAATTCAGGAGGCAGAACTTGTAGCGTCATATTTGTAATTCTTAGACCCTACAAATATAAGAAGTATCTACAACAAATGTGGGAAATTTTTGACACTAAAAAAGCCCCGCACGCGAGGCATTTGGGGTATTAATCCAACCAGGACTCTTTAGTATTCCGGTGTGGGGTCAATGTCCGCAGAGCCATAGCCTTTCGCACTGCCCGTCGTTTGATTACTTGACGAATTCCGCTCTCTTTCTTTTCTAGTGCTGAAGTCGTTCGCAACGATTGCACGGTAAGGACTCGTATCGCCCTCTTTGCGATATTCACGAATGTAACCGTGAACGCAAATGCCGCGTCCTTTACGGACTCGATCAGTAAGTTTTGCTTTACGGCTTTCGTGGAGTTCCATGAAGAGCCAGGTCGTGACATCTGAGTTATCGAGAGTAGTTCCAATCTTGATCGCGATTTGTCCATTTCTACGTTCTTTAATTTCATCTGATCCAAAGAAAGCGTTGCCCAGCACGACTTGATTGCAGTACATATCTTGCGGAATATTGGGTTCAATTGTCGTGACAAGGAAATCTAGAGGTTGCGACGTGTCATCAGAGAACACGAGGTACCCAGTAACTAGAGCACGTGTGCCTGGTTTCCAATCGAGAAAAGTATCGAGTTTCGGTCCTCCACGGTTGAAGCACAGTGCACGCAGCTTGACCTCTCCGCTACTATTAGCAGCGGGGATAACAGCGTCAGCGCCGCGATAATCGAGCCCATAAGCATTGATAGGATCTGTGATGATGGCTCTGAGTTCAACGGTTGCTGCAATAAAGTTCATATTGACTAACGTATTTTGTCAGTCTTAATCATAAGTCCTACTCCCACATTGCGTGGGCAATAGTAGGAAGTTGTTC